TTCATTAGGACCTTGGTTCGTTCGCCTGTCGAACAAACAAATGTTGCACGTGGAACAATAATTTTTTATGTTTCACGCACCTCATGCAAGGATGTGTGATCACACGGATAACACCTGCATATGCCGGATAACCAAGGGAATCCATGCAATCACCACGATCCAGCTACACCAGTGCCGACACAGGGCCAACACAGCCTGGATTACCCAGGAATTCACCAGGATTCACCACTGTTCTACTCGCATTAGATAACTCATCGGATGTATCTCCTTTGATATCAATGACTTAGCAGCGCGTCTGTCCTGTGCCTTGGCTACTGCTGTCCTGAAAGACCGGTTATGCCAGCCTGGAAAAGCGCTTCAAAACCCCCGCTAAAGACCGGTCAGCGTTGTTGTTGTTCGACCTTCACGGTGGGAGCCCAGGTCCCAGGAAATCCCCAGGTACCCCCAGAATCCGTCCCGTCCCCATTTATCCCAATCCCCTCCCCAAAGACCCCTTAGGGACCCCTAGTTTTCCCCCAAAAGAGACCCCCTAGGGACCCCCGGGTAGGCCCCAGGTACCCTACAGACACTGTTGGTTCCACACAACACTGTGCAGACTCTTGTGCAACAGTAAGGGGGTAAGGGGGATTCCTAAGACCAAGGGTTTCCTAAGGACCCTAAGGTATCTAAAGATTATCTCTAAGGTTAATCATTATTAATAACCCTTATAAATACTCTTTAGATTCTCTAGGTCTTAAGTCTTAAGAACCCAAGGAATCCTTAGCCCTCACTAAAGCCTTATCCAATCCCTATATATTGAATATAGGTCTATCAATATTGGTCTCCCCTAATAGGGACCATAGGTACCCTTTGGGTATCCATTAGAATCCCAAAGACTCCATGGCATTAGAATCAGCAACTTATATCAATGGTCTCGTCCCCACGAATCCTTTGGGCAGTGATGCCCTTGCATTCGCAGACGATCACCTTCGGCTTATTAAGTCGACCATCAAGAATACCTTCCCCAACATTACTGGCCCTGTAGTTTGGAACCAGGATTACATCAACAATATGATGCCCATTGGGGCGGTCATTATGTGGACAGGAGTGACGGTCCCTCCGGGTTGGGCCTTGTGTAATGGGCAGACTGTCGCTCGTACGGATGGCGCAGGGAATATCACCACGCCTAACCTCCTAGACCGCTTCGTCATTGGGGCAGGGAATACCTACCCACTGCTGCAGGCTGGTGGTAGTGCTTTCATCAACCTCGATGTAACCCAGATGCCCTCGCACAACCATGATGCGTGGACGGATAACCCAGGGGACCATAACCACGCGGTAATTGGAGTTACCGGGGCAGTAGGGGACCACACCCACAACCTTCCTAACCTAGGCTCGGTCCAGGCAGGCTCCGACAACGGAGGTGCGAATGTGCCGGTCAATACCGGTTATTCCTCGGGTCGCTTCCAGAACGCCACGAACGGTGCTGGCGCCCACACCCACGATGTCAGCATTGTGTCCCAAGGTGCAGGCAACCACACCCACGCAGTTGGAGTAGGCACGAGAGGTAACGGAGCGGCTATCGACATCCGCAATCCGTACTACGCCCTCTACTACATCATGAAATACTAAGGCCTGTACATGCCCCTTGAATCAGCCAATTACATCTCTCAGCTTGTCCCTACGAATCCCCTGAGTACCGATACGGTATCCCAGGCCGATGATCACCTTCGGGTCATCAAGACAGCCCTGAAGAACACCTTCCCGAATCTAGATGCCCCGGTCACGGTCACCCCCACGCAGTTGAATTACCCGGTACCCAAGGGAGTCATTGTGATGTGGTCAGGTTCCCGGGCTGTCATCCCTGCAGGCTATACGGTCTGTAATGGGGTAACGGTTACAGGTACCGATGGGAAACCTGTGACTCCTCCGGACCTCCGTAGCAAGTTCATCATGGGCGCTGGAGACCCGGCCTCAGGTTACACCGAAGTAGGTGGCACAGGCGGTGGTGCTCTCACAGGGATGGCAGGGGCACACACCCATACGATCAATGGGACCACTGAGGTCCTCACTGTGGGTACCACGGCTGTCCAGAGTGGCACAGGGACCTCTGTGGTCTCCTCGGTTGCTCCTCAGTCCCATACGCACACAGCGAACCTCGTCGGTGATCACCAGCACACCGCACTTCCTCCGTTCTACGCCCTCGCGTACATCATGAAGATCTAATCAATGCCAACTCTCCCGCTTCGCAAACTGGGGGCGGTGGGGGTCATCACTGATGCCAACCCGTACGATCTCCCTCCCAATGCCTTCTCAGCTTGCAACAACGTCATCTTTGACGAGAACCGGATTACTCGGTCGCCTGTATTCAAGCAGTTGTTCAGTCCTATTCGCTCTGCTCTTACGTATGATGCAGCCACAGGGTCCATCGATGCCAACACGAACCCCTACGATTCTGCAGAGGGTGGTAGCTCCCTAACCTCGAGGTTCCTAGGTTCCTACTACCAGCAGAACCTTGGTGGTGTCCCGTTCGTCTGTGATCGTGATGGCACTGTCCGTGCGTATCCCAATGGGACCCTCACGTTCCTCACGCCTAGCTCGAGCGTATTCACCACGGATAACGTGTGGTCCCACGCTCAGGTAGGCGCCTTGTCGTTCCTGGTTCGTCAGGATACGGTTCCGTACGTCCGTAACATCCTCTCCGATACGACCTATGTTCCCTTGGTAGGGGACTGGGGGACTGGGGGTGTGGACTGTGCAGGGGTAACGAGGTCCTTCATGGACTTCTGCATCATGATGAACATCCGTAAGGGTTCAGGTAACTACAACCCTACGCTGGTCAAGTGGTGTAACCCCCTTCAGTACGGCACGGCTTCCACAGGTGTCCAATGGGACCCAGGCAATACCAACTTCATCGCTGGTGAGAACGTCCTCTCTGAGATGCACTCAGGGATTCGAGACGGTCTCACCCTGGGCAACTCCTTCATCATCTATGGTCAGCTTCAGAACTGGCTCATGGAGTACCGTGGGGATGCCTCGGTCTTTGGGTTCCGTAGGCTCCCCTTCGATGGTGGTATCGTCAACACGAACTGTGTGGTCGAGGTCGAAGGCCGACACTACGTCTTCGGTGAGAATGACCTGTACCAGCACGATGGTGTCTCCAAGCAATCCATTGCTGATGGTCGAGTTCGTCGCACGATCTTCAACACCTTGGACCGTACCCGAGTCTCCAAGTGCTTCGTGGTCCATGACTCCGTTGCCAACCTGATCCACTTCTGCTACCCGACGCTTCAGGATTCCGCTGCCTACGTTAAGGCTGACTTCTGCAACCAGTCTGCGATCTACAACTACAAGACTGATACATGGTCCTTCATGGACTTGCCGAATGTCATTGGGGGTTCCGAGGCTGACGCTACGCTGGCCCAGAACGCGTACTCTGGGGAAACCCAAGGGTACAACCTGTTCAACACCACGTACACGAGTTTCATTGGACCTACGACTCCTCGTATCCCTTTGATGCTCTCGGTGGCCGATCAGGTAGCAGGGGTCACGGATTCTCGAGTCTTTGCTGTTGACTTGCCGTCCGCAGGGCTGATCAACCTCCCGGCTCTCCCTGAGGTTCTCCAGCCTGCCTATGTGGAACGCGTGGGTGTCGACCTGGATTCAGCAGGGTTGCCTACGAGTCTCCGAGGGTACAAGTTGATCCAGTCGATGGTTCCTCAGTGTTCCTTTGAGGATTCCACGGGTACCTTCACGTTCCAGACGGGTTCATCGGACCTTCCTACTCAGGCTGCTAACTACCGGTCTAACGTGACGTACAACCCGTCCACGGACTACAAGCTGGACATGATGGTCGCTGGTCGATACCTCGCCTACAAAGTGAGCACCGCCTCGATCAGTAACTTCCAGTTCTCCGGTATGGACTTCGACGTCAAGACACTGAGCCGAAGATGATCTACACAGTCCCCCTTGAATACTACACACGTGCGAGCGTCCCGCCTAATCCCCAGTCGCAGGTCCTCTTCCTTACCGAGGAACTGAAGAAACTGGAACGGGCACTCGCAACGACCCAAGCTGCCCTAGCGCAGATTGCGGCTCACGTACCTTAATTAAACACAGAGAGTATGAACTTCCGCCTTATCGCTGACAACATCGATGCCACTCCGCTCAGGGACACTCTAGTAAATCACCCTGAGGTCTTCGGACTGTATGACTGCCGAGGGTCCGCCTACGATTCCCCTCACACACAG